ATTGACATTGAATACACCCTTAGTGCCCACAAAGAATTTATCATTCTCTGGATTGATACCTGCAAACACGGCAGGTGCACCATCCCATTTTGTTGTAATGTTTACTTTAGAAGATGTATTGCCAGCCAACATATCTCGCAACGATTGAAGAAAGTTAATTGCACCACGAGCACCAACAACGCCTCGGTTCAATACCTCATCTTCGATATGCTCGAGGTGCAAGTTGGCACCTTCTTTACCCTCTGTTAAAAATTCTGTGAAGTTCATTTTGCGATTACAAATTTACTTGATTTGATTGTTCTTGATGTAATGTATTGAAATAATAATCTAACAAATTCATCGGATTTATTTTTTGCTGTTGGTCTATTTAACCATTCAATTAAAGGAGGTATGATGTTGTTGGTAACATGAATCGCACTTAGTTCTCCTCTTGCTGCATCGTATGCCTTTTTTTGTTTTTCAGTTTTTGGTTTTTCGCCAAGTTTTGCCACTTCACTCTTATACTTCTTATTTCCATCTTCATAAAACTTTTCAAATTTTTTTCCAAAATTAGCATCTACCATAGAAATAATATCAACAAAAATTGATACTGATCCTATTGAACCACCTCTAGCCTCAGAATTAGCAAGTTGAAATTCAGCTTTAAATGATGCGCTAGAAGCGTCATGTCTAATTTTCAAATGGTCTCTCTTGTCGGCAGTAAAATAAATTTTTAAGTCTCTTGTTTGTGGACTTTTTATAGAATATTTTTTCCATGAACTAACACCATTATAAAAATATTTTTTTAATTCTTTTGATTCTGATGTTCTATTGAAATTGACCTTAACAATTTTTACTTCTTTTGTAGTTTTTTTAAGTGATAGTGGCAGTAAACCACCTGTTTCAATGCTCTCAGAAACTAAGGAGTTCAAACTATTAAAACTAAATGATTTTGTTTTTTTAGCTTCAACTAAAATTTTTTGTATTTTTGTTTTAACATCACTAGATGCCAAGTAGATATCAGCAGGCGACCACTTGTTTATATCACCAAAAATAACAGCTCTATCTGAACTTTTTACGGCATTTATTTTTTTCTGCGTGTCATTCGCAATCTTAAATAATTCCGCTATGTTTTTCATAACAACATCATCACCACGAACATAAAATATATCTGACCATTTTGGTCGTTTTATACTTTGAAAATCTCTACTAATTTCATCTATATCTTCAACTAACTTTTTAGCAATTAAAACTGAAGATATGTACCAGTCATTATTTTTAATTAGAAAGTCTTCAATTTGTTTTATACCTGTTATTTGTGGTGCATCAACCCTACTTTTAAATGCTTCTGTTATTGTTAATCCTTTCACAGGATTTTCTGAACTTAGCCAAAAATTTTTAAACATACCGTATGTTGGATATTTGTTGATATCAAATATTTTTTTGACATTCGTTAATCCAGAATAATCAGCTAAAGAACAAAACAGAGCTTGTGTTGATTCTTGTAGTGTTGTTTTGTCTGCCATTCAATTCTCCGTATAATCATCTATTTATGCGAAGAAACTGTCTAGGGCACCTCGATTCATATAGTCATCTACAAGTGTAAAAGGTTCTGTTTTCTTACTGAAACACCATACGGGTTCAATGTAAATCTTGTTCATAAACTCATCAAGTTGTTCTTTGGGAATGTTCTTTGGTCTTTGCATAATACGCATTCCCATCTGACCACAAAAGTGGGCATCATGGCTAGTCAAATCATCAATCAAATCATCAGAGGCATAGTATCTCTTTGTCTTAATCTTTGGATCCATGATGTTAACAAACTGATAACCATTCTCACTTAGAGATTCAAATGTCTTACGATTGACTGGCAGATAAAAACCATCTCGCCATTCTTCATAGGTTGTATATCTTGCCCATGATTGTTCATCTGCATGTTTGCCATCTGTATTATACTTCTCTGTCGCAAAATATGGCGGTGAAGTAAATGCACAATCAATTGGCGGCAAAATTGAGTAATCAAAGTCTTCGGCAGGACTACGATGAATCTCTACTCTCTTTTTACCTTGCACAATAAAATAGTCTTCATTCTTTTCTGTTGTCACATCACTACCAAGAAACTTTTCATATGCCAAACATTGTTGAAAGTATCTCTCATATGTCTGGTCATTTGGATCTGTGCCATAATATTCTTCTGCATTTGAGCAATAAAAGCCTGCAAGTCTGTCACCCCAACCACAAGACGAATCAAATACAGTTTTTGCGTTTGTGATTTCATAGAGAAACTTTGCAACTTGTGGTTTGAATTGTGTCGCAATATAAGCACTCAAACGAAATGCCATGATATAAGAATCAACCGACAACTGGTCATTACCAAGGCGCCAGAGTGCCAAGAAAACATTTCTCAAATTATCAGAATGATTCCAACGATAGATTGGCGACTTATATCCCCATGCATCACAATTGTATCTTAAATCTTGATGAAAAAAATTGCTCACATCATTGTATTGCGAACCCATTTGAATGACACCAAGGCCATGGTCTTTGTAGTTTCTACCATAGTCTTCAAACTTTTCAATTACTTTATCTTTACTTTCTTCATATAAAAGAAAAGCATTCTTCAAATCTGCAAATGTCAAAGACCAAAACGAATGTTGTGCGGCATCAGGATGAATCTTACGCAACGGACAAGGCGGCCTTGTTGTTTCAATTAGACGAATGAGTTCAGCAATGATATCTTCTTTTGAATGATTGGCATTGATATAATCCCATTCTGTTTTGTTTAGAATAGGAATGCCATCTTCATTACGATGTGCAATTAGATAATCGTAAAGTGTCATACTTTTAATCCGTCAAAGTTCTTAGTGAATTTGCGCTCACGATTGCCAAATGTATTGATTGGCGGATCATCTTGGCCAGAATCAATGATGCCTTGTTGTGCAGAATCTTCAACATCATACAGGCGCATTTTTGCACGGTCAACACCAAGAACAAATCGTTTGAAATGATTTGGATCTGAATAACGATTCTTCAATTGTTTGACAAGTATTTGATTTAGATTTTGCAAGTCTTCATTTGATACAAGTGCAAACATAAAGTCAGCTGTTGCAGGAAGACCAAATGATTCTGATGTGTCTTCTAGACCAGGATCAGAATTCGTGAAACCACTTCTTGTTGTTTGTGTGGCAGAAACAATTGGCAAATTATTCTCGACAGCAAGACCACGAAGTTCTTCAGCAATTGATTTGATGTAAGTATAACTGTTCACATTGCCACCAGGTTTGATTCGAGCAGAAGCACAAATGTTTAGATAGTCAACGAAGATGATATCAGGTTTGAAACTCTTTTTCAAAGCCAACTCATTTAACAACGCACGAAAATGAAGTGTCGATGCACCGGCAGTAGGGTATTCTTTGATGATAAGTTTACCATGTGTCTTTGCTCTAAGTGCTTCAAACTTTTTCTCATAGTCATTTTTTGAAATGGTGTGTAATTCATTGATATCAATATTTAGCAGGTTTGCATCTATTCGTTCTGCAATCTTTTCTTCTGCCATTTCTAGTGTAATATATAACACATTTTGCCCTTGGGAGAGGCAACCGGCGGCCACATGACACATAAACAAAGATTTACCCACGCCGGTGCCTGCAAGAGCGATATTCAAAGTCTTAACTGGTAGACCACCTTTTGTAATCTTATTGAATATATCGAGGTCAAATTTAATACGAGATTCTACTCGGTGATAGAAGTCATAGCGATTGTCATAATCATTGATGTAATCGTGACCAACATTACTGTCAAAAGAAACGCCAAGTGCATCACTCAACAACTTTGGAATCTCACCTTTACTTTTGGTCGTTTTCTTGTCATCTAGAATACCAACAGATTCCATAATGGCATTATAGATTGCACGGTCTTGGCAAAACTTTTCGGTCTGTTCTGTCAGCCATGCCAATTCTACTTTTTCATCTTTTGTTTCTTTGATTTCAGAAAGCAAACGAACCGCCGACTGAACTTGTGGCTCAGTCAGCGATTTACTTTCTGTTAGATTGATTACAAGTGCTTCGTGTGAAGGAAGATTCTTGTATTTGTTGGTGAAGTCAAAGACTTCTTTGAATATTACTTTTTCAGCATCATCGGAGAAATAGTCAGCACGAATGAAAGGAATTACTTTTCGGGTGAATGCCTCATTGTAAATCAAATTCTTCAGAATTATTTGTTCTAATCTGTTCATCTGCTTTCGCTTTGTTCATTAGTATTTGTGTAAGTATGTCACCCATAATTGTAACAAATTTCTCATCGTTTTGCAAGAGGTCAATGTCGTGTTTACCTGGATGAACGATTGTGAAACCAAACTTTAATCTGGCAAGTTCACCTTCTTCAACTATCTTTGCTTGATGATAATGATATACTACGCCTTTATACTCACCATCAATAATTTGAAGACCAGTTATTTCGGTATCTTTGAAGTTGATGAAAACGAAATCTTTACCTTCTTCAAGCATCTTCGGTTTCTTCCTGAACAGATTCGATATCGCCCATAATACTTCCATAAGCAATTGAATACTTCTGTTGTATAAATTCCTTAAACTTTTCATTTTTCAATAACTCACCCCAAAAGTCTTTATGATGTGTATCTGCCTCACGATACTTCTGTCCAATCTCACCAGTTGCCATATCTACTTTTGTATACCAACCAGCTGATGGCTTTTGAACAAAACCACCTTCAATTGCAATGTCGAGAAGGCCAGAATATTTTTGAATGCCGCCTTCGAAAGATACTGTCACAGGAATCTTAGACTTCTCTTTCACATAACGAGACTTCTCAATGTTGATAATGAAATTATAACCAGTCAACTCTGTACCGGTCTTGTCTTGTTGGCGACCAAGAATCCAAATTGTGTCAGCAGAGTAATAAGAACCTGTACCACCACCAACAATATCTTTTGGGAACATGCCAATCTCTTTATATGTGTGATTGACAACAACCATTGGAATATCTTTGATTGTCAAATGTGGTGTAATCATACGAAACAAAGATTTGATTTGTTTGGCACGGGACATATCTGCAACAGATTTGCCTTCGAGCGCATCATCAACTTCTTTCTTTGATGCAAGATTACCAATTGAATCAAGCACAATAATCACTTTGTCATCTTTACCAAGTTCATTTAACTGAGCCATGATATCGTGTTTCAATTGTTCAACATCAGTAATCGGTGTGTGAAGAACACGATCCATATCAATGTTAAATGTTTCAAAATATTTTTTTGGTGTGCCAAACTCTGAATCATAAAACAGAATGACAGCATCTTTATATTTCTTTGTGTATGCAGATGCCAACAACAATCCAAATGCAGTCTTAAAGTGTTTAGAAGGTCCTGCAAGCATTGTTAGACCAGGTACAAGACCACCATCTAACGAACCAGAGAGTGCCACATTAATCATTGGCACATCAGTTGGAATTACATCTTTCTCATTAAAGAATTTTGATTTTGCAAGAATAGAACTATCTTTAATCGTTGTATTCTTTTTGAGTTTATCAAGTAGTGACATGTTAAAACGAACCTCCATCTAGGCGTGTGATTTTATCTTTCGGTATAACTTCTGAATCGTTGTCTGTAAAGAATGATTCTAAACTAGGACTGATTGTTTTGTCAACAACTTTTTTCTTTTTTGCCTTTTTAACTTCAGGCTTTAGTTTCGATTCTTCTTTTCGAATAGCACGATAAGATTGTTGAGAGGCAATGAGAAGAAGAACGGCAAGTGGATCAAAAACAATGATGATTACAATGATAACAGTTCTTACTGCTTTATCTATGAAGTTAGGGTCTTCTTTACTATACAATGCTTCGGCAATGTATTTGATTGGCCCTATCTCTGCCGTCAATTTGTTTTCTTCTTTTAACAATGGCAGTTTTTGTTCGGACAATCTTTTCAATTCATTTTGTGTTTCCTGAATTGCATTGTCAGTTCGTTTTGTAATCTTGTCTGGATCATCACCTGCTCTTTTCAGCAGATAATTTAATCTTTCTGTTGCAATTCTTTCTTGTGTTTCAATGGTTCTGAGCTGAACGAAGTTTGCGCCAACAACGATGTTCGATTCGATGTGTGCCCGTGAAAGAAAACCAAAGATGCCCATTGATGTAATGAGCATGAGAAACACAATAGCAATGAGAAAATAATAACGCATGGCAAGAACAGTAGACTTCCAATTGTTATATAGCCAAGAAACTGTTACTAACTTTGCAATTTCTAATACTGTTCCCATAATGATTACTGGCCAAAAAGAACCTGGAAAAATTTGTGCCAAACCAATTACAGAATAAAATGCAGCAATTGCCGACAAAGCAATTGCAGTAAGAAATGGTAGATATACTTGTATCATGGATTATCTGGTCCGTGAAGAACATCGATTACAAAAGTAATTCTTGTGCAGTCACCTATGTTTTCTGTGCCATGTGGCAACTTATTATTGAACCAAAGAAATGTTCCTGGTTCTACAATCACTTCTTCATCTCCGACCATATACTTATATCTTCCTTGTATCGAAAGATGATATCTGTCTTTGTTGAGATAATATGTTCCAATATCGATATGTTTGCCTACAATTTTACCTTGTGGCAAAGCAAGAAAGGCACATCTTGCAAAACGACCAAATGTCTTCCATGCCCACTTTAATATTTCAGTATGGCGACCACACGCAGGAGTGGGTATACAAATTTCAGAATCACGGGCATCTTGTGATGCATCAGTAACAGCACCAACAATCAACTGTAAGACTTTTGCACTTACAATGTTGGTTTTTGGATCAAGCATATCAGCATGAGCCATATCGGTCTGAATTCCCCAATCGTCAGAATATAGTTCTAACTGTTCTTTGATTTTAGAAACATCAATGCCAGTTTCAATGATACGAATATTATTCAAAGAAGTCCTCTAGTGAATTTTGTTTCTCTGTCTTCCAACCCATGCAGTCGAGAACAACACGAATTGGTTCTACAAATGCCTTTTCAAATTGTGAATCATAATCAATGAATTGTTGTAACTCAAATTCTTTTGGTAGTCTTTGTGGAAAAGAAATTACACTATCTTTGATTGTGTTTGGCATTTTGAGATAAATGAATTTCAATTTCTCGCCTTCTTGTATTAAAGGATATTGTTTCTCTAGACCAAGTTTCTTCAAATGAAAGTTGTAGAGAATGGCACCTTTGACATGAATCGGTGTGCCTTTCTTGTAAAGTGTGACCGAATCTGAATACTGTGCAATGCCATTACAACCTCTTGGCGATGAAATTTCTTCAGCAGGCAAT